AGCGGCCCGGAGGAGGTCGTTTGCGTCGCATTGCGCTTTCCAGTCCGATTCATCTTCAGAACCGTACTCTTCTCCGTACTCTTCTCCGTTTTCTTCCTCGCCTTCCATTTCGCCTTCATCGTCCATCTCTTCTTCAGGCTTGGACTTGATGCTGATCTTCAACATGGGCTTCCCTTCTTCCATGTCTTCCGATTCCATTTTAGCCATATCTTCTTTGTTCATCTTCATTGTTCTTCTCCTTCAGGTTTAGATCGCAGCATTTGAAGCCATATTTGAGGGGGCACATTAGGGTCTTTTACAACCGTTTGAAGCATTTCTTGGGTTACTTTTCCGGTTTCTCCAAATTTCTTCAAAGCCCTTAAAGATTGTCTTCCGGCAAGTCGAAGCCCTGCTCGGCTTACCCAATCATCGTAATCCCCCTTGCCAATAATTTTTCGGGCGGCAGATAATTGATTTGCCAGATCGAATACTTCTTTGTTTCCGGTTCTTCGAGCCGCTCTTGCAAGTCCTGCGGTGATGTCTTCACTTTGAGTTTTCAAGAATTGAAGCGGAGCTTTTTCTCCCTGCTCAAGTGCTTGTTGCATGACGATTCCATACCGCATGAAGTCATCAAGCTCTTGAACTTTATCAATCTCTCGAAGCCGGGCATTTATCGCATCAGCAATATCCGCATATTCTTCAGCTCGGGGGGCTCCCTTTGCAGTAATTGGAGAAGACTTTGCGTATTTTGCTTCTTTTTGAAAAATCTGTTTTAGATTTCGAGCCATTGAAGCAGGAAGCGTAGCTGCTTCTGCTCTTGTGCTACGCGGCGTAATAGGCAGCGGTTCTTGTAAAAGTTCGCTGAATCTTGTCTGTTGAGCTGGAAAAAACTCCGAGTACCCTGGGGTCGGAGGAATAATTTGTCCTTCGATTTTTTCTACCGTTCTTGGAGGTATCAAAAATTCTGGCTGTTGAATCTGTCGCAGTTGAGGAAATTTTTGTTCATATTTGCGAATCGCTTCTTCTGCCTGAATAAATTTTTGAAGATCCGCTAGTTCTTCTTCTGGAGTTTTTTGAACAATGCGAGTTTGCAATAATTCTTCAGAAGGAGGTACAGGCATATCCGCTATATCTTTATTATAGCGATATGTTCTTAAATTCTTAGCCCGAGGAGCGATTGCATCATAGGCTTCCTTCCATTTGTAATAATTAATAAGATCTTCTTCAGTAGGGGCAACCAATTTTTCAGCTTCAAGAAGACTTGCATCCGGAGCTTTAGGAGGCTGAGGAATTTTAGTGTATCTGGGCTGTTGAACTGTTTCTGTAGCAAACAATGAAGGTTGCTCGGGGACTACTTCGTCTATTGATGGAGTTACCATCTTGGCTCTCTCACCAGGAAACGTCAGTCCCTCTACTCCTCTTTGTTCTGCGGCAGTGCTCAAAAATTCAGGTTCAAACGGGCGATATGCAACCAGATCTTTTTCCGCTCGATTGATGATGTCGAGAACTCTTCCTTGTTGTTTTTCAGGTAAGTTATCGACCATTCCTCTGATGGCATTCAAATTGACCTGAACATTTTGTCCCTCTAAAATTTGGCCTAGTTCAGCATCGGCATTTAACCCGGCTTTTTTAATGGTCTCTCGCATTTTATTAATAGCTTCAAACGCGATTTTTTGAGCTTCATCCAAATTTCTTTTGTCGGACAACAAAGCAACGGCAGTATCTACAGCAGGTTTATTTTGAAGATATTGCGCAGCTTCTTCAGGAGTGAATTGAGAAAGTTTCCCCGCAAAAATTTTACCAAGAGATCCTGTTCCTTTAATAGCCCCAGTAGCAGCTTCTCCGATTGGATTAAGCAAGATTTCAGAAAATCTTTTTGTAAACTTAGCGGCAGGAGCAACTGCTTTTGTTCCTTTCAGCAAAGGTAAAGCATAGGTGCTAGGGTCGGTCACAATATCTGCTGGAACTCCAACCATTGCCCGAAGAGAAGGATCGAAAGCTCCTCCTTTTTGTAAAGGAAGTCCTTCCCCTGTTTCGGAATACATCATGGCAGGAATTTTAAAGAGAGGGTTAATTCTAGCGCGGTTTTCTAAAATTTCGGAAAGACGAGGGCCTTCTGGTACACCTGCACGAGCCAATATGTCAGATGCTCCAGGCACTTTACCTGTAGCAACTTCTTTAGCCGTTACAAGTTCTTTGCCAACAATAGGTTCAGCTAACCCTGCAACTGTTCCTCTTCCAAGACCAGAAACGTAGTTTAACGCTTGAACAGCTCTATCAAGCATACCCGGAGTTTTGCTAGGAGCTTTTTGAGCCGCTTCTAATTGGGCAAGTTCTTCTAATTGAGCCAGTTCTTCTAGTTCAGCTAATTCTCGAAGTTCTTGTTCTTTACTTGCCATGTTTAGCCCTCAACTCTTGAAGACGTTTTTTTTGAGCTTCTGACATTATTCCCGCCGAGGTTTGCGTATTGTCAAACTGCAATGATTTGATTTTTTCAGAAGCAGTTTGAAGTTTTTGATTTGCGATGTCTCCTTGTTTTCCTTTTTGAAACATATAGCCAATAGGAGAATCAGGAGTTCCATAGACATTAGTCATGAACTCACCTTTTGAACTTAATCCTTGTGCCATTGCCTCTTTAGAATCGTTCATAGCATTAATCATAGCCTGAACATTTGGATCATCCCGAGATATCGTTTGTTTAGTTCCACTTACTTTTTGAATTGCGGAAAGCAAAGAGGTTCCCAGATCCGGGTCCCAATACGCTTTTCTATCCCCTTCAGATTGAGCCCCGACTTCTCCCATTCGCTTACCAAATTTTGTGATGATGGTGGTCAGCTCTTTAATTGGAATTTCTTTTTGCGCAAAAATTCTTTCCATTGGTTTAAAATCCGCAATAGCAGTTTCTGCCGCATCGTTTAATTTTATAAATGGGGTGATGCCTTCTTTCATTTCTCTGAAAGCAGCTCCACGCAACGAAGTTTCAAGTCTTCGATCCTGACCTTCTCGTTGTTTTGATTCCATCATATTCCGAAGCGCAAGTACCTGATCGCGGGTCATGCCTTGTTGTGCAGACGAGATAGCTTGTTCGAGTTTGTTCAGGATCTCGGTTCGATCCATAGGAGCGGCCTCTGGAACAGCTACATTGGTAGCCCCGTACCCCCGAACCGCCTGGGCAAATGGCCGAATGTCCAACCGCCCGAGAGCTCCCATTTGGTCCTGGAGTTCACGCTCTTTTGCAGCTTGAGCGCGAAGTTGCTCAATCTGTTTAGACTGTTCCGTAAAGGACTGTCCGAGCAGATTGTACAACTGCTTTTGCATCTCCCCCTGAGACATATCAGGACGAATGGCTTGCGCGGTCACTTCCGGTTGTACGGGAGTCTGAGAAAGAGTCACTTGCTCCTGAAGCTGTCTAAAAGCCTCCGGATCAACAAGTCCCATTTCTTCCGGGGACATTAAACCCAGGGCTTCGGGATTTTGAAATAGTTTTGCGTAGTCGATCGCCATATCGTCCTCTCAAATTACTTTTTGAACATTTGCATCCAAAGATTACGTTTGTTGCCTAAAGGATTTAAAAAACTTGCTTGTTGAAATGGGTCAAATGCTTCTGCTATCGAAGGTGCAGATGGAGGCATAAGAGTCTGATTTTTCGTGGTAAGTTCAAACAAGTCTTGAGTAAGCATTGCTTGTGCCGCACCTTGAGTAGCAGCGTCAGTAACAGCGTCAGTAACAGCTCCAGTAGCTGTGTCCGCAGCTCCTCCAGCAGTGGCAGCTCCAGTAGCTGTGTCCGCAGCTCCTCCAGCGGTGGCAGCTCCAGTAGCTGTGTCCGCAGCGCCTCCAGCAGTGGCAGCTGCCGTCGCTCCTTCTTTAAATAATCCCGCCGCTTGTAAAGCTGCTGCTTGACCAAGAGTGTTAATTCCAGCTCCTGCAAGATCTGCATAAATGTTTGAAGTAGGGGTAGATACCTGGGTAGATGGAGCTTTCCCTGTCCAAGGAGATGCTTCAATTTCAGCTGCTCTGATATTTGCTTCTGTTTCTCTTTGCTTACGCGCTTGAGCTGCTTTTGATGCGGCCAATGCAGCGTTGATTCCTGCCAATGCAACCCAACCTAAAACTGGAATAGGCATTTTAATTTCTCCTCTTTGTAAAGATTACATACAACTCGTTGTCTGATGCAATTCGAGTTCCAGTGATAAAATAGTCATGGGCAAGCCCAAGACGAATCATCGGAATATTTTTGCTTCGGGTTTGAAAAGTCACAAATAAAAAGTGTTGAAGACAATGATCCGTAAATGCTTTGAGTACTTTACTGGAGATAAATCCTCGATAGTTTTTACTCGTTCCACCCCAGGCTAATTCCACCGTCTCTGATGAAATCTCCCGAACCAATGCGTAGCTAATCAAGTTATCCTGTTCGTCCTTTGCCACAAGACAAAGGTCGTATCTGAAAAAATCTCCCGGAATACAGTCTTGAAAGACGCTCGTATGGAGGTCTTCCAAGAACTTCGTATCCATCTGACTTTTCAGAATCTGGACAACTTGGATCATTTTTTTCCACCCTGTCCTGCGGCTCGGGTGGCTTCGGCTTGGGTCTTGGATGCCTCGACATCTTTCATCTTCTTCCACCGTTCAAGGTTAAAAGTTTCTACGCCAGTAATCGCTCTTCCAAGCTCATTGATATTGCGTTCTTCAGTAGCTTTCCGCATCTTTTCCGCAGCGGATTCAAACTCAGCTCCCATTTTAGCTTGTTGGCCAAGGAGCCCCTGACGAGCAGCAAGAGCATCGCGCATACTGTAACGGGCAAGAGGCGAGGCTCCTCCCTTGAGCCCCCCGCGAGTCATCATCATGGCTCGCTGTTGAGCCTCTTTTTGTGCCTGTTCTTGGCGAAGTTGATCGAGTCCCCCGGCTTTTTCCATCTCAAGCCGTTGACGCTCGCGTTCAATGAACGCTTCCGGTCCGGTGAGTTGAAGTTCTTTACGAAGAGCTATGGTTTTTTTGCCATCTGGCCCTACAGTTTCCTCAATAGGATTGTAAGTAAGTTCCGGTAACTCGGTTCTAGCTAGTTGTTGCTGTTGAGCTTGAGCAGCATTTTGCTGTTGAAGAAGTGCAATCTGCTGTTGAAGCGCAGCTATTTCATCTTGCGACATTGGAGTCGGAGGTTGCTGTGGGGTTTGAGGGGGGATGTTTAAAGGTGCGCCGTCCATTAGTAATTTCCTCCGAATCTCCAGTCATCGTAGTCACGATAAAAGGAAGTATCTTTTAATACATAGTTATCTTCATCCGGAACCCGAGCAGTAAGGGTATCCACCATTTCCTGCTTCATTCGTTCCAGATCCGATCCTGCTTGCCCTGCGTCGGGATGCCCTTCTTTTGACAAGCACTTCCATCGAACAAACTGCACAAGTACGTTAGTAAATTCAGGAATGTCACAAACATCCGTATCCTGGGTGAACCGTTTCGCATTTCTGATGTACCAAATAGTCACATAAGGTTGATCAGCTTGAGGAGTCGGAAACAAGGTAATCCGGAGACCGCTCGCGGAACTGTTCGTAATGATGTACGAGTACAGATCCGGAGCTACAATAAACATCACTTCTTCAAGTTTCTTTACCCGTTTGATCTCGTACTTGTACGCTCCTCCGTCATTGTACAAAATCCTCCGGATCTTCTGCGCGTATATGTCAGAAGGCAGGGCATAGGCGGCCTGTCCGTTCACAATGCTAAGAGAAGTATAGGTAAGAAAGTAATCTTCGTAGATGTTGTGGATTGCACTTTCGATCATGTCCACCGCTTCATTGAAGTAGGACATCATCTCAGTCGAAGTAATAAACGTCTCGTCCTGGAGATCAAGCTCCTGTTCAAGATACGTCTTCAACTCCGAATATGTAGGGCTATACATTTACAGTCTCCTCCGTGTATTTGCCGATTATCGCCCGAACGGTCATCGGAGCAGTCGTCACAGTTGCGTCAAAGGCAATGAATCTTGAGTCAAACTGATCGTACCTGAATGTAATTGTACCCCCAATTACGGAGGTTACAAGCACATCGGCAGGGATGAAATTGAAGTTATGTGCCAGTTTGATGTTGGTCCCGGTGGCTTTGACTTGGAATGTTATAAACCGCCATTGCCCCTTCATGAACGGAGTCCCCGAGAAAACTTCGCTGATGACTTTCATGTTCTCTCGCACATAGTCATCTTCGATTTGCGTGATATACAGCTTCGTTCTCATGCGTTCTGCCCGGTGGAATCTTGCTCTCTACGGAAGGTCTTGTAGGACTGATCGGTAAGAGGCGAGTAGTAAATGACGTAAGAAAGAATGTTGAAAATCTCTCCTTTTGGGTAGCCCTTCACAAGCCACTTGGCAGTCGGATCGGTGGGTTGCGCGGTGCTTGGATCAAGATAGGTAAGTTGAGTTCCGCTGAATGCGGTGATCTCGTATTGCTTGGTGTAATTATCATGGTCAAACGAGATAAAATAACCCACCGAATCATTGGGCCAATTTGTCGCAATCGTTACGGTTTTTGTCGAACTATTGACGCTTCCTGTACCGTAGGTGTCGCTGTTATAAATAATTGTATAGCTCTGGGTGATTTCGATCTGTTTGAACGAACAACGAAGCCCTCCGGCAGGAAACCGTCGCATTTGCTCAATCAAACTGTTGTCGTTCCAGTTTGGAGTCAGGGCCCCCCAAATTGCGTAGACATTCCCCCAAAGCAGATTTCCTCGAACCCGGATCTCGGAGAGGTCGCTCGTCACCGTTGAGTTATCGTTGATAGAACGGATTTGAACCGAGACATCCGTCTCGTTTTGCATTGAGAGCAGCATCTTCGGAACCCATTTGCGAACCATGGGAAGCCCGAAGTTGAATATCGTGGACTGGTAAGTAGGTGTAATTACCTGGGTAGGCCAGGTCGAATACGCTGCAAGAACATTGATCCGAGGGTCCGTAGTATATGTAGAATTATGCTTGAAGACATATCCGCGACGATCACAACGAATAAAATCGGTTCCATAAAAGATAATCGCAGTAGGGGCAAAAGAATCGCCCCCGGTCCTTGTCGTAAATGTGCATCTTTCCGTGATGCCCCACCTAAGATCCAAAGAGTATAAACAGTCGTTATCAACTGCCGCAGCATCTTGCGCACAAGCCCAATGAACTTTGTTCTCTACGGTGTCAAAAGTGCCGTAAATACGAGATTGTTTTGTAGTGGTCGAAACAAGACTTTCGTACCTGGTATTGATCGAATCGGAGACTTTTTTGTATTGAAACCCATCCGTCCAATAGAACCCGTCATCTCCTGCCCAAAAGATCCCATACCGGGTTTGAACAATGGAGTTATGGCTCATGCACCCTACGGTTTTTGTAATGTCCTCATATGTCACTTGGCCTTGACCAAGTTCGTCATATAAACCGTTCAAGCGGTATACCCGCTTCTTGGTGAATACAATTGGGTTACCACTATAAGAGGAGATACCTACAATTTCTTCAAGTAAATCCACCGATAATACAGAAGGAACTGAGTCAGGATCTCCTGGAATGCTTTGACGGATCTGATTTTTAAGGTAATTCGTCCCTTCAAGAATGTTCGCGTAGTACGCAACCCCGTTTACAATGTGAACGTACTTGCACTTGGGAGGCGACTCGTACTCCAGTACTCCACCGTTTGTATACAGAAGGTCGTTGTTCACGATAGATGCATCGGCGAAGTTATCCGTGAACGTGGTCGTACCGTTTGTGACCTGACCTAACTTATAAAACGTAAGGCCGTTATTGATCGTGCGGTAGATAAAAACGCGCACTGTAACGGTGTCGTAGTTTAAGGTAGCTCCGTTTGCCAGAACAGGAATCGCCGTAATTGCAGTAGGAGCACCCCCCGCAATCACTGCTCCGGTGGTAACCGTCACATAAGTGACAGGCCCAAGATCCTGAAACGTAGTCTCGCCGTTTACAACATATGTATACTCATAATGAAAGGCATATACATAACTGTTGGTAGTCCCTGCCGTAAAAGGCGTACAAGTCGGAGCGGTTGCAAGGTCCGGAAGCCCTGCGGTCCTAACCACTGGAGAAGCACCAAGTTTGAAAATCTTGATTGGTACTGCGTAATCAGAATTAGTTGCGTAAGTATGTCCGTTCCATTCCGAGGTCGAGACAAAAGTTGCAGTTGTGCCTACCGAAAAGGCAGGGTTTCCGGTGGGTCCAGTAAGTTCTACCCAAGAACTCGGGCCTGGTCGCCATACTTTGCGGGATGAAGTGACGTAAAGTTGCGGGTCTAAACTCTTAAAGACTCCGGTGATCCGGGCATTACCATCCGGAATTTGAGGGTACAGAGCGTTATAAATGTCGCTTCCGTATACCGTCTCCAACTTCTTGTTCTTATTGATAACAAGGTTATCAATCGTAGCCGACTGCGTTGGATCAGCATCCAACGTGTTATCCGTGATGCCCCCAGAAAAGTCGTTTACTACAAGTTGTTGGTTTGAAAGAGGCATTACCGGAACACCGCCACATATGCCAAAGAGTTGTACGGGGAGAAAATAGTAAACGTAGTATTGCTCGTCCTGGTGATAGACGGGTTAACAACTTCTCCAGTCGAAAGATAAAACGTGATGGAATAATCCACCATGTTGAACCCTGAAGGAACTGTAACTGCTTGAGAGTATTTTCCCGCCTCGACAAGCGTCCAGTTGCCCGCTCCGGAAGGAATGCTCACACTACCCGAAGTAATCGAGTTCGCGGCAATTTGTGCCGATGTAATTCCATCGTGAGTATGGTCATTCAACTGCGTGATATTTGAGTTCAGCGCAGGGAACCAGGTACTACCAGGATCACCATTTGCAGGTTGGATATAACCGTATGAAAGTGTCGTTGCCATCTTAACTCCTTCGCTTTGGAGGCTATGATCGGCCCCTGACTTGTTATGTATTCAGTTTAACGAAAACTTAGGGAATAAAAAACCTTTTTCCGGACATCGGAGGGATAATCTGAAAGTGTACCCAATTTCTCGTGTAGTCGGGGTGCTCGCACCAAAGACCGATCTTTACGAGTACGGACTCGTTCTCAAGACACCATCTACCAAGCTCTTTGTTTGGATCGAAGATGTCACACGCCGCTCCAAACAAGTGCCTGGAAAGCCTTGCCCTGCTCTTTCCTTCGGCAATCAAAGCCTTCTGCTTTTCATCCGACCGAAGCCCGGAGGTAACAATCATAGGTCTCCCCCAAATGCCCCGGAGCTCATTCATACGCTCAAAAAGCGTCTTCATATTACGCTCTACCGCTCCTTCGAGCGGGAGGTTGTCCGGATTCAGTTCTTTCATCGTAATCATTCAATCCCCCTTTGAATGGCTTCCAAATCAATCTGACACTTTAAGTAGTTCTCTTTTAACCGCAAAAAAACGGGCGTAAACAACAAAAGACACGGTGCTTGGTCCTGTTCGGTGGGACTGCATACTTTAAACGGTATATCCCCCGATTCGTCCGGGCCCATTAGCTTTCCCTCATAGGAGTCTGCCCTAAGCGCGTAATACTTATAGGGAAAAGATTCGGTTGCACATCCACCTAAGACAGACCCTATGAAGATCCATCCTGCCAATCTCACCACTTGGGCCTACCCTTGTTTTTCAGCTTTTCGGCTTCCTCGCTAATCAAGGTGCTCACTAAAGCTGCTTTTTTAGTCGGTGCAGTCGTCAGGATAAGAATTAGTTTCCGCACTTCCGGAAGAAACTTAATCACTTGGGATACAAGTTTCAGTGCCGAAAGAAACGCAGTCATTTTTTAGAAAATTTCTTCAAGAAGTCCAAAATGGACTGAAGAGCCTTTTCCGGTTGTTCTCCTGGGACCATCATCGAAAGGACGATGAGTCCTGAAAGCACCATTGAAACCGCCCCGATTACTTCTTGAACTTTAGCCATGACAGCCAAAATATCCATGTTATTCCCCCCTCTGGAACTTTTGTCCTATAATAGAATCCAATTTGTTTTCGATTCGATCAAGCCTGGGGGCCACTTCCCGATACGTCACAAAAGTGATGTGGACATACGCCGTGACCGCACCGATTGTGCCGATCATCCAAAGCAGTATATCCAATACGGAAGAACCCCTGTTTGATTTCATGGTTTCGGGTATTTCGCCTTCACTTCAAGTCGTTTTGCCTGGAGAGCATCGAGGGCAGCTTGGCCACCGTCGAAGAATGCGTTCATGAATTCTTCCGGGCTTGGATATTCCATCTTGCGGTTTTGAATGCAGTACTTGAGTTCATACTCCGCAGTTACGTCAATGACTTCTACCGTATATTCGGCAGGAAGCATCGTACCGGTGGGATTTCCTTCCGAATCAAGCTCGGGACGTTCTGGAAGACCATGACCCATAAGATGAAGACGAGTCAAAATTTCCCCATCATTAATATATTCACAAATAGCTCCGGACTTTTCTGTCACTTTGATCTTTTTCATTAGTTGCCCACCCGTTCAATTTCAATAAAACAGCCACCACCTGACCGCGAAACAGATCCTAACCAGGCATATGTTGCTTGCTGTCTTATATCGACATATTCACCCGAATTTAATTCGATTGTGACAGAAGATGAGGCGGCCCCGATTGTCCCACTGATGTAGCCAAAAGATTCTAGTTTTACACCTGATTTGTAAACATCCGTTGTTCCACTCGTAACAGCTCCATTATTCGCTAAGTAAACTTTCAAAGAATATTTCCCAGATATGGGAGCTGTGAACTTCCATGATGCGCCGGTCGTCACAGCATTGTGCGTGTCATAGACTTTTGAATCAAAATTCACTGGTGTTGTTGTGTTCGTTGTTCCGTTCGCAGTTGCCCAATATTTTGCCGCCACGGTCTCACTGGCCGCAATCACCGAGGGGCCGGAGAGACGCTCAACAGTAAATATGTTTTTAACTGTTGATGGAGCGGTGATTGTGCCGCTAAGTCTAACATCAATTACGTCCCCTGCAACAAATTGGAACAAAAATGTTCCATCAACGTGCCCATTTCCATCAGCAGAACCTTGTTGAGGCAAAAGCTGTACGTTGTTTTTGTACACAGACACGTTTGTGTAAAGGGAAGGATTAGCCGTCGTTGTACTTTTAATTCTGTAAACTCCGGACACTGGTATGGTGTATTTACCAGTACTTGCGTTGTATGCCCCATGTGTATCAAATGTAACTGTCGGGTAAACAAGCGGGTTATTTGCTGCGACAGCAGGCACTGTTCCGGTTGCTTGAAATGCCACCACTCTCGTATCTGTGTCATTTGACATCTGAACATTGGAAGACCAACCCTGTACTGGAACTGATGCCTGAAACGAAAGAACAGAACTATTTGCAAAGGTAGTTCCATTTTGTTTTACAAGCTGACCGCCAGTGGTTGTAAGACCAATGGTCATGTAAGTTTTTGATGTCTCAATCAAAAGATTCCTATACGCAGAAGTAGTGGCTCCGAGAAGTACAGTTCCTGCCATTTGAATGGTCGAGATATTTGAATTCGAAGTAACTCCCCCAGGAAGTCCAATTTGAGCTTCTGACGCAGTGACTGTGCCTGTCGTAAGATTTCCCATGATCTCAACATTTGCACCAACTCTGCGCCAATACATGGCAACCGATGCAATCGTTCCAAGACCTTGAGTCGTAGGAGTATAGCTTTCCCAATCAGTAATAACTGCTCCAGTTACAAGCGCAGAAGGGCCGATCTGGAAATCATCAAATTTGACTACAATCGCACCCGTTCCGGTTTGTTGCGTGATTACTGCAATTTTATACGCATTGTTGGCAGTCGATCCGTCCGTTTGAAAGCTGAATACGACCTTGCCTGGACCCGAGCTTTGATTCATTCCACGGAATCCTGCGGGTTGAGTCCAAGCCCCGCTTACCGTATTGTAAATCCAAATCTCGTACGTCTGTGTGCTCGTACCCGAGAAATCCACCGTACCGGATACCACTTCGTATGCGAACGACCCGTAAAGAACTTTGGCGGTGTCTTCCCGATCAATCGTAAGGGTTCCTGAAATAAATCCCTGGTACTGCGCATTCGCCGCCGCTTTCGTGAGAAGCATCGAGTACGCTCCGGCAAGCGGATCACTCGAAGACACTGAAAGGGTCATTTGTGTCGCAGACAATGTAGGTGCGCCGGAAGGTGCGTTTCCAGAAAACGTAAGCGTACAAGCAGACCAGGGAGTTGTAGAGTTTGTCTCAAAATCCGCATTTGCGTTATTTTGAGAAAAGTAATTTTTCGTTCCGGCTTTAGATCCAACCAGAACCCAGGAAGTACCGTTCGACACTTGAACCTGTTGCAGATCCGATACCCAGATCATCTGATTGGTATACGAAGCCGCCGCCGGAATGGTCCCGGAAGTAAACGTATCAAGACGCGCTCCAATGGTCGTCCATACCGTTCCGTTTGATACTTTTACCTGAAGAGTGTCGGTGATAAACGCAATCTGGTACTGATTGGTCGCTCCTGCGGCAGGAAGCGTTGCAGCAGTATAGGTCGTGATATTGGAAGGTCGCCAGGTAGTTCCATCGGAAACCTGAACCTGTTTTACATCACTAGCGTAAATTACCCGGTAAATGTTGGAAGCTGCAGCAGGACGAGTATCCGGGCTTTGTGTGAACCATTCGACTTGTGCAACTTCTAATGCCCCGTAAATCTTTGCCATGACTTCCCCTTAAATTAATTTTAACAAAATAATCATCAGAAAAAACACAAAAGACACCTTCATCATCTGATGCCGTGTTTTTTCAATTTCTCGTTCCAGAATCTTTACTACCTGGATGTACTTTTCATCGAGTTCTTCGATGTTTTTTAAAAATTCTTTTTTGTCGTGCGACATGGCGCGAAGCACATTGTGCATATCCTTCTCGCGCCGAGCGTCAATTTCTTCGATCTTTAAAATAAACTTGGAATCTGGAGAAAACAGCTTATCGTTTTCCGTAGTAAAAGAATGATTTTCACTAAGATGTTCAAGGACTTGCTTGAGGCTTTCTTGAGGATGTTTTGCTCCGATCGTGTCCCCTTCCCGAACCCAAAATGACGGAGATACACCCGTTAGGTGACTAATGTCCGGGCTAAGTAACACATTCGGGAGATCTTTTTTCTTAGCAATCAAAAGAGGGTCCTTGATTACCCTAGCTCCTCCCGACTCCAAGAATTCCACCAAGTAGTCCATCTATTCATCCAGTATTGTTGCAAAAAACCCATCCCGCTTTTCGGCGCGGTATTCTTTCCCGTCTTTTCTAAGTTGAAGCAATCTGTCGGCAAGCACAAGATCATCTTCGCATTCTTCAATCAAAACCCACTGCTCTTCGGATTGCTTCATAAAGATATGGTATTTCGTCATGTCTCTGTGCCTTTGATAATCAGTTCACCAAGGGTGATCGTCTGTCCTGCCACAGTCACAATGGCTCTAGCATATTGCCATTGCTCGTTCGTTGTCTTTGCCTGGGCGATGCCATTTGCGGTCATGAGCGTCACGCCACTTGTCCACCAGTTCGTGTTGTCATCGCTGAACTGCAAAGCAATCGTCGCAGGGCCGGCTTGAGCTGTGCATCGGACGATCAGGTTCAGGTTATAAAGGTTCTGAATGTAAACCGACGCGCTCGTGCTGTTTAGCGTGTTTGGTACGATAGTTCGATCAATGACAGAGGCCACAATTCCGGATGGCTCGGATCTCATAATCCGAACTGCCGCTCTCGTAACGCTTGTGAATCCTGCCAGTGTCTGAACATACCGATATGATCGGCCCCGAAGTTTTAGGAGCGGAGACCAGAAAACTCCGGTCGCAGTAATCCGTGGGAAGCTGTAGATCGCGTTCCACGTCGTTCCGCCATCAAGCGATTCTTCGACGACCACATCAAGCGTTCCAGATCCTGAGACTGCCGAAACCGAGTATTGCAGATGAAGAACGGTCGAGATCGGCGTGATTCCCGACGTGGTTGCGGATCCAGTAAGCGCGCCCGAGGTGATGTCGTTTGTAGTTGCTGGGGAGACCGGGCGAACGGTCGCCGATGTAACCTGAACGGCAAGGTTCCCAGGGTCGAGCTGGGTTACAGGCAACGCAACCATGGTGTGCGGAGATTGCGAAAGCCTAGTAAATGCCTGAAGCGTTCCTGCCCCAGGAGCCGATGAAATTCGGCATCTCAAATATCTACCCGTCAAAGGAATCGCATATATAAAGTTAGAGCTTGAAAGAGTAATCGCTCCTGACGTTACAAACCCATCGTTACGTTCTTGACGAACAGCATTAATGTTCTGGAAGTTTACGTTATCGTTTGAAATTTCAAACGTAATGTTACCTGTTGTCGCCGTGGATATAACTTGAACATACGCTGTGCGATAGTAAAGACAGTCTATCGCTCCTGTCCCCGCTACGGAGTTTAGCAAGTTATTGTTAAGAGTCGTAGTAGCCGCTCCGGTAATCATCAGATCATCAAGCGTCACTAAACTACCGCTTGCATCCGTGACCAAAGCTCCGCTCGGGTTCACTTTTACGTTGACGTATCCACCACCACCGCCCGTTGTCACGCCCGTGATGACAGACCGGGTAAGGGTTGCAAGGCTACGATCCGTCAAAATGTCCGTAATCCTCGAAAGATTTGACGTTGTGCCTGCCGCCCAACAAGCCGTAGCAATACTTACGTTGTCAGCCCCAGATGTTTTGTTGATGTCGATCGTCATCGGCAAATCCGGATTAAAAATGCTCGGATTATATGCCGTGTTCGGTTGCCGGATATTATGGAAAGTTACCCACTTGGCATCTGGGCTCAGAATCTCAAAGTAAATGTTTGCAGATCCAAGCCACGCAAAACGAATCCGAAACAAGTTCGACAGTTCAAAATTAACAGCTTCAATATCTCCTCTTCTTGTAAATTGAGATAGCGCATTTCCATCGAGTTTGTCCGTGTTGAAGCTCGCCTGTGTGATCCGTGTATCGGTCCCACCAGACCGAACCGTCACGCCGAAGGTTGTGCCTTCAAAACCGATGAAGAAGCCGTTATTCGAATCATAAAGACCGATTCGTTGATAGCTGTTCGCGGTTCCATTTAAGAATGCGGCGGTAAAAGCCGAATATGTCTCATGATGCGGTCTATAGGTAGTCGTCTGAAGCGAAACACCTTTTGCACTTGATACCGCAGTTGCACCTGTTTGATAAATCGTGTGCCCGTTTGTAACAGTTGCAGCACCTGAACCAGTGAATGTATTTGTAATTAGCGTAGCCCCAGGAGCCGTATCAAAAGAAAGCTCAATCTGGTTGTTCCGATTGCCTGTGACCAATGTGCCCAAAACATCGGTGGCTCCAGGAACAGTTACTGACAATGGATCAATCGGATACGATCCTATTGCCACTGTCCCTGCTACTTGTTGAATCGCAGTCGGATCTTCATAAATCGCCATGAGCGAGTCACTGACAGATTGCCCCGCATTAGATGAATCATAGGTAAGAATGTCTCCGACAAAGCTACCGCCATACCCTTGCGCGTCGGCAGCTACCGAATAGATCAGTTTACCCGTGGTGACATTGATAACCGCAAA